TTGCTATCGGCAACTACAACGTGCTGTTGGTTCACGGCGACGAAATAGGGGCGTTTGGCTCTATTTTGCGTAAGGTTTCGGCATGGTCTACTGGTGTTGTAGAATCATTCCATGATTGCTACATGGGGCATTTTCATACGCCTACAGCTCTTACCATGGCAAACGGTGGTCGCGTGTTCGTGACGGGTTCCCCAGAGTCGCACAACGAATACGCTCGCACATTCATTGCGGCTGTTGGCAAACCTTCGCAACGCTTACATTTTGTTGATCCCATTAAAGGCAGGGTCACGTCAGAATATGTGTGTTGGTTATGAAACTTTGTTGTCAGCATTGCGATGCAATCATTGAGCACGATGAGACAAAAGTTGTTTCTTGTCTCTGCGATCCCGATGCTCCAACGTGGGTAGCAATAGGCCGTGATGGTCGCATTATGTCCATGTCCCATGCCAGCTACGAATACCTGTCGAAAGAAAACTACTGACTTGTCCTTGGGCTTTAGTAGCAGTCCATTGGATTGACGCGTTTGATTCAGATAATGGTTGGATTGAATTAGATAATTACAAGCCTGAAGTTTGCAACGTGGTTTCTGTGGGTTATTTGTGGCCTGATTGCTTGGCTGATTACATAACAATAACCGGATCTTATTTTCCAGATGAGTTGCCAAGCTTAAAAACGGTTGGTATGGTTACACACATCCCAACGAAAATGGTCGAACAGGTCGTTGTCTTGGGTCAACCAAATTTCACGTTTAACAAAGGGGTACACAATGAGAAGGCACAAAATTTCTAAACCGGTTCACGGTTCGCAAGAATGGCTAACAGCGAGATGGAAAGATGAAAACGGAAACGCTCGGATAACAGCTTCTGTAGCTGGCGTTCTTCATGGGGCGCATCCATTTATGAGTGCTGCAGATTTAGCTAGTCAACTGCTCAGCTCAACGCCACCAGAGCCAACCAAGCCCAACGCCGCAATGGAGCGTGGCAACAGACTTGAGCCCACATTGATCAAATGGGTTGCTGACAATCAAAAGCTTAACCTCGTAACGCCTGATGAGATGTATTGCTACGAAGAAGATGGCGTTCGTTTGCTTGCAACCATTGACGCTATGAGCTTGGCAGAACCAGGTTACGAAAGAGTCTTTGAAGTGAAAACAACCAACAAACAATGGCAAAAAGTGTTGCCTGATTATTGGTATTGGCAGGGCGTACATCAAGCTATTTGTACTGGGGTACACAGTATTGACTGGGCAATTTTTGACTCGAACCTAGAGCTTCACCATTATGTGCAAAAAGTTTCTTCCGACGAGAAACAAATTCATATCGAGGCTTGCCGTCGTTTCTTGGCTCAGATAGATATGGGTATGTTGCCAGAGGGTGTTCAGTACGAGTACCGTCATGTAGCAAGCCAGCATCCCGCAGGTAACAGAAACCTTACGGTAGAGTTGCCGGTTGAAGCAATTGCTCAATTACGAGAGTTGGAAGTAATAAAGAAAACTAGAAAAGAAATAGACGAACAAGAAGATAAAATCAAAGCAGAGATTTGTGGCTTGTTGGGTGATGCCGAGTTTGGTGCCGTAGACGGCAGGCTTGTCATTACTTGGAAGACCGCATTTCGTAATTCATTAGATCAGAAACGGTTAGAAGAAGAACACCCAGCGTTAGTAGAGAAGTTCCAAAAACAAACGACGTTCCGTACGTTCCGTACGGTAACAAAAGGAGAAAAGTAATGCCAGCGTTCAACTTAGACAATTACGAAACAGTCGAAGACAGGCTTGCAAGATTTTGGCAAGAACACAACAAAGGTCGAATTCTGACCTCGATTCATTATTATGACGAGAACCGGATCGTTGTCCGAGCTGAGATTTATTTTGATCGTGAAGACAACAGGCCAGTTGCTACCGGTTACGCCGAGGAAGTTCGCGGTGCATCGCCAGTAAATAGGACAAGCCACGCCGAGAACGCCGAGACAAGCGCAATTGGCAGAGGTTTGGCAAACTGTGGTTACGCCGCCAAGGGGTCGCGTCCATCGCGGGAGGAGATGGAGAAGGTGGCTCGCGGACCGGTTGCTCCGCCGCCGGTTTTGACCGCCGACTTATTAGCAAAGTTTCGGGTTGCCTGCCAGAACGCAAAAATTTCGCCAGAAGATGTAGCTCTTAAAGCAGGTTTGGATTTGCACGACCTCAAGGACAGCGATATGCCACGCCTGAGGGATGCATTTAAGTCAATGCAAGAGCAAGCCAAAGTACCTACAGCAAAGCCTGAAGATACGGTTCTTGTTTCTGTAGACGATGTTATTGAAGCATTCAACGCAACAGTCATTGAACCTGAAGTTAAAGACAAGACAGCAAAAGCGAGCAATGCGCAAATTGGTAAAGTTCGTGCTTTGCTTAACGCGGCTGGTCACGTTGAACGCAACGATCAAGCGGATGCAATATCAGAGATACTTATGTTCCGTGTTGAGAAATTAGATTTTCTTAAAAAAGGCGATGCCGACAATGTTATTAAGGTGTTGCTTAAACGTCAGAAACCTTAATGGAAGAACGTAAAGGCGATTGCCAGGGAAACAAAGACAAATGCAGTCTTGACGATTGCCCTAAATTTGGTTTACTTGGTCGTGCTGGTCGTGACAACAAACGACGAGTCAAGGGATGTGGCGATCCTGTAGCAAGAGGTAAACGAAATAGAACTAAGGGCGATACAAAAGCACGCGTAGCTCGTCGTAAACTTGGTTTGTCTGCTACTGGTAACGCAGGTTCAAGACACGAGGAACATTGGAGTGGCGTTTTTAGAGTTGAGGTTAAAGCCGGAGCGCAAGTCGGTCCAATTGCTACTCGATTTTACAACGCCAAACATCAGTCAGAAGCATCTAAAGCATTGGGCGATATAAGACCATTTGCTATGATTGCTATGCCCGAGGGGAACTCAGATGGGATTGTGCTCATGACACTAAATGAATTTGCGGAACTGATTTCATTAATCAAGGACGTAACGACAACATAGGGTGCCCTTTTCCTTTGAAGGGAGTTGTCGTCCCCCTGCCCAAGTTTTCGTAGTCGTTCTTTGGGAGGGGGCGAAACCCACTATTTAGATTGGAGTGCAATGAAAACAACAAAGTTATTGTCCTTAGCTATATCCATACTTATGATGTTTGGAGCCACTACCGCCAACGCCGCCCAGCGACCCATCCAAAGGTGTGCTGAATGGTGGGCGCTTGCTAAGCAAGCTGGTTGGCATGATCGGCACCTACCTACCCTTGATTACATCTTGTGGAGGGAGTCGCGTTGCAATCCTAAAAGCGTCAACAAAGTCCTAAACCGAGATGGTTCTTGGGATTACGGCTTAACACAGATCAACGACAGATCTTGGTGCAAGACCACTAGATGGTATCCAGACGGATACTTGCAGTCATTAGAGGTTTTGGATTACTGTAAAGACTTATTAAATCCATACGTCAACTTAAAGGCCGCTAAGAGCCTGTATGACTACAGCCAAAAAATCAACAACAACGGGTTCCAGCCGTGGGGGTTATAGTTATATGGAATTAATGGCAGAATTAACTTTGGTCGATTCAGAAGCCAAATGGATGTCTAATGCCGCTTGCAAGAATATGGACTTTAACGTTTTTTTCCCAGATCAAGGTCGCTCTGATGCCGCAAGGATAGCTAAAGAGATATGCAAGTCTTGTCCGGTCAAAGATAGGTGCTTGGAGTTTGCCAACAACAACGGAATTATGTACGGTATTTGGGGCGGGGTATCCGTGACAGAACGGAAAAGATCTGGTAAAGTTAGAACAATCAGATGAGCGAATCATATCAAGCAGAATTGTCGTTGTGGCAAGCACGAACAGATGATATGCAGGTTGCTCTTGACCGTATGCGCGAGCATCGAGATGATCTCCAACAGGAGAATGCCAAGCTGGCAGAACAGTTAAAAGTTTATTCCAGCATGGTTGAAAGAATGAGAATCGCTTTAAGCGAAGGAAGGGAACTATGAGTGCTAGTTGGTACAAGTTAAAGTCAGGCGATTGGGGCGTCAAGATCAAACATGACGGTCAAGCAAATGAAGAAATAGAAGTTACTAATTCCAAGGGTGAAACAAAAAAGGTGTGGCTTGTAGAAAGAGCTGCTAAATTTGATGACGCTCAATTGTGGTCAGTAACACAGGAAGCACCGGTAGCCGAAGAAATGTTTTAGTTATTGTCCAGGGGGACAATTGAAACAATTATGGAAATGCCCTAAATGCGACAACTTTGTCGTTTTATACATTAACCCGTCGATGCCACCCACATGTCGTAGTGTGAGGTGGCATTCGACATCTACGATAGAAATGGAACCACACAATGGACGAGAACCTAAACCTAGACTCGATCACGCAGGGTCACGATAAAGAAGTTATAGCCGATTTATTATCAGAGCTTTTGTATCTTGCTTTGACCGGCAACCCAACCATCCGCCTTGCATTAGTTGATTTGTGCGAAGACCTTTGCGATGTATTGGATGCTGACACAATCGAACGCTGCAAAGATTACGCACGTTATCGCAAGAACGAGTACGCCAAAACTTTGAAGTAACGCTACCACTACCGCTACCGCTACCAAAACCGAACTTTCGCACGTTCCTACCTCTGGGTCGGCTGGCTTGACTTTCGGGGTCGGGTCGGGTCTAATTCTCGGGTCGGCAACAACGCCAACAACGAGCAAAGGGGCAAGCAATATGGATGACAACAAGGACATAGTTGCTGAGGCAGAGAGGATTATCAACGATTCTGCTGAAGCAATAGAGACAGAACACAAAGCAAAACAACTTCATCACTTCGTACAGATAGAGAGTCAAATGTATAAGGAGTTTGGCTTTAGTGATGAGGATGCTTATCTGTTTCATATGACAATGATTGCCAATACGGCAGAAGAAGTTGAGAAACTACGAGCAGAACGCAAAGAAGAAAACCTAAGCAGGATTATTCCCCCAGACAACCCTGACGAAGAAGCAAACAGGGCTATGCAGGTTAAGTGTGTTGTTTCATCGGGAGATGTGTACGACATACTTAGAAACAGAAATGCAGCGCTGCAGTTTGCAAATCAAGACAACGGCATTGGTTGTATTATCCGTGTCGCTGCTTTTCAAAGCGCTAAGGCAATGAAGGAAGGCGTCAAACCAAGCGAAGCAACAGACAAGCAAGATGCGATAGTCACAATTATGATTACCGAAGAACGGATACAGACAATTAGCCGTATATGCACAGATAGTGAGCAGATACACACTCAGGTAATCGAGATAGAGAGTTACGAACCAGACAAAGAGCGTTTGTTAGACGCTTTGGTCACTTATTTTATATTCCCCAGAATGATGAAGCACGAAGAACCAACGCTATTTAATGCATTGCTCAAAGATTACGAGGAGAAATCGTGATAGCCGATATGGTGACACTCCACACAGACCACATTGGCGCAATAGTTATAGCCAGTGCCACAATCGGGGCTGTTATCGGCATATGGATTACAAACAGAGAGGAGAGAATACGGATAGAAGCAAAGAAGCAAGCGTGGTTAGAGGCTAATCCTTATCCAGTAGATCGTGTTGCTGAACAGGAAGTGTTGCTAATCA